CGGTGCAACAGGAGGCTCCCAAAATGTCACGACTGCTGAGGCGAAAATTGCCGGTACGGTCGGTGAAACGATTCTCTCGATTGATCAGATTCCATCACACACCCACAGCGGCTCAACATCCTCGGCAGGGAGACACACTCACACGCGCGGGACAATGGATATCACTGGTTCCTTCCCCGTTGACGATCACAAAATCAGTTACGTTGAAGGCGCGTTTTATTCAAACGGAACATGCCCAAACAGTGACAATCGAGACTCAGAAAATGCTTCGTTCAAATGCTCTTTCAGCGCCGCTCGAAATTGGAAAGGTTCAACCAGTGCGGCTGGATCGCACTCACACACGATGTCGCTAAACAATACCGGTGGCGGCAAAGGGCACTCACATTCGCTTGATGGCGCCTCACACTCGCATGCAATTGATCTTCCGCTGCCGCCGTTTTTCAAGCTCGCATATTTCGTGAAGTTGCCCGAGTAATTATTCGGGGAGCTTCACAAAGAAAGCCAACTTAAAAAATGGAGGAAGGGGCAGGCTGATCTTGTGGCTGTGCGATTCACCTGTAAGGGAGTGCGTATGTCCCTTTCCTCCGCCTGTTGCATCGAGGGACAACGAGTGCGCATGCGACCCCGTTGTGTTGGTTGATCCGGTCCAAGTACGCGACGCATCAAACGAAATGTTGTAGTCAGAAAAGCCGCCTTTGCCGCCTGACGACATCCCGTCTCGGTAAAACGCCCCTTCGGCACCCGGATAGGCATCTTCTTCGTTGCATCCCAAAATTTTGCCGGTGATATTCATGGTCCCGCGATTATGAGAATGCGAGCCGGCGCTGCCCGTAGCGCCCGAATGGGTGTGTGATGGAATCTCACTCAACAAAAAAGATTCAAACAGGCCGAGAAATCGGCCTTTTTTATTACCAATTATCCTAGAGGGCGCAAATGGCCTCTGCTGATACGAAAAAGTTCCAGTTCCATTACGTTCGGAACTCAGTCGGGACAATCGACGGTCAAAGCGTCCTGACTCAGACCGAAGATGCGATTAACGAGGTCGGAGAGTACACGTACCAGATCGTCGCAAATACCGAAGAAGCGCTAAGAATTGCCAATCAGGCGCTCACCACCGCCGACTCAGCGCAGTCTGCGGCCACCGCGGCAGTCAATACAGCCAATTCAGCTCTGAGTCAGGTGACCTCTTTGACCACCGTAGTGAATTCGTGGAATGAGCGAATCACTACTGCCGAGTCCAATTCGGCAACGGCGGTATCAACGGCAAATGAGGCGAAGGCAAACAGCGAAACAGCCATAAAGACAGCCGACACCGCGGTTACCACGGCAGATTCAGCTCTTGAGTTGTCAACCGACGCGGTTACTACCGCCGGTTCGGCGCTTGATGCAGCGAATCACGCAGTAAACGTTGCGAGCGATGCGCAAACTACCGCGAGCGAGGCAAAACAAATTGCGCAGCAGGCGGTTGTAGATACCGAGGAGGCCGTCGAAGTCATGACGACTTTGAAAGATGAGGCCACCACTCAAGCAAACAACGCCAAAACGTCTGCGCAGGACTCGGCCTCAAGCGCTAGTCAGTCGTCTGCAAATGCAGACCTAGCGAAAAAGTGGGCGACATGGACTACCGGGACGGAAGACCCAGACGACCTAACGGCGCCGCTCGATTACACCGTTGATGGATACGAATATTCCGCCAAATGGTATGCGGAGCAGGCCAAAGCAAGTGCCTCGGGAGCAGAAACATCGGCCACAACCGCCACTAGCGCCGCTTCTGCGGCAGAGGAATCCGCGACGGCCGCCAAATCGAGTGAGGACGCCGCCAAGACTTCCGAAACCAACGCCGGCAAATCACAAGATGCCGCCGCTAAGTCCGCTACGGCCGCAGAAGATGCCGCAAAACGCGCCGAAGACGCGGCCTCATCGTTCACGCCAATGACAGAAGAAGAAATTAACTCAGTCTTTAACTAAGAGAGGAGAGAAGCAATGTGAACGTCATTCGGACCATTTCTGCTCCTGAAAGGCGGAGCTTAAAGCGCCTTTCAACCAAAGCCGCCACGCCCGCAGTGCGAGCGCAGGTATTGGCAGTGACGGACGAGGATGTGCCCGAGGATACCTACGACCCCGTTAACTGGCAGCCCGGCGATCTCATCACGGCAAAGCGACTAAATCAAACGGATGCGGGCGTCGACAAAAACGCGGAGGAGATCGTAAAGATCAAATCCGATAAGCCCACCGCCATCCAAACCAATCTTATTGACAACCTTTTTTTTACGACCAGGAATTAGAAAATTATGGCCACACAGTTTCTTGACCTTGCCGGTCTTTCCCACTACGACTCCAAAATCAAGGCCGTCTCCGCGGGCGGTATCTCCATTGCCGGCAAGGTAGTAACGCTCAGCGCCATCTCGGGCGCCGTTCTCGGCACCTTCACGGTTCCGGACACGGTCTACTCTCTCGCGACCGAAACAGCCGACGGTCTTATGTCAAAGGCCGATTTCGCCAAGCTTGCCGGCATTGCCGCAGGCGCCACGAAGGTCGAAGAATCTACGACCAACGGCAACGTCAAGATCAACGGTACGGAAGTTGTCGTCTATGAGCCTGCTACCTATACAGCTCATGAAGATGCCGCTCTGTACAAGATCACCGTCACTGAAACCGGCGCCGTTTCGACCGCTACGGCTGTCACGAAAGCAGACATTACCGCTCTCGGCATCCCGGCTCAGGACACGACTTACGGCCTTGCTTCTGCTACTGCTGACGGCCTGATGTCTAAGGCTGACTTTGCGAAGCTTGAAGGCATTGCAGCTGGTGCTCAGGCAAACGTCATTGAAGCCGTCAGCGTCAATGGCAATGCTCTCCCGATCAACTCCAAGGGCGTGAACATTGATCTTTCGGGCTACGCGCTCAAGGCTGACTTTACCAGCGTGCTTTCTTGGAAGGGCACGGTTGCCACCTTTACTGATCTTCCGGCTGATGCGGCTGTCGGTGACACGTACAACATCGGAGCGGCGTTTGATCTCGATGGTCAGACCTATCCCGCGGGCACGAACGTCGCTCGCACTAGCGGCGATACGCCGACTTGGGATCCGTTGGGTGGTTCGTTCTCCGTCACGGCAGTTGCCACCGCCGACATTGATGCTCTCTTTGCTTAATCTCTAGGAGAAAAGTCTCATGGCTTCATTTCTCGATCTGGCTGGCCTGACCTACTTCAAGCAGCAGCTTTTCTCCAAACTGGCGCTTAAGGATGAGGTTGTGCTGCTAACGCCTCAGACGCTGACTGCCGCTCAGCAAGCGCAGGCGCGAAAGAACATTGGGGCGATTTCGGCGGCCGAGGCACCCGCACCCAACCTGACACCGTACCTCACGAAGGCCGACGCCGCCTCGACGTACTTGGGCATCAACGCCAAGGCGAAGACCGCAGGAACGGCGGATACGGTGCCTTGGACGGGCGTGAGCGGTAAGCCCAATCTCGTTCGTAGTGTCAACGGAATTTCGCCGGGAACTGATGGGAATGTAACTATTCCTATTCTGGCACGGATGATGCCTAACTATGGATCGTACGTTCAAATTGGTGCAGGGGATTACACTCCGAGCGAAGATGGTTGGCTGAGACTCGAAAATATGAATAGCGGTGACTATACGGGCGGGAAAGTCATACACAAAGCCAGCGGTGCCTTAATTCTTGAGTTCTATCAAAACAGATACCCTGGGAATGCGACAATGATGCTCCCTGTACGAGCCGGAGAAACATATACCGTTAGCAATCCAGGCAATATTTATTTCCATAAAATGATGTGAATATTATGACCCAAAGATACAAGATTCAAAATGATAACACCAAAGAGGTACTTATTGCCATTGGTGAGGACATCGAGTGGTTCGAAGCAATGGGTTATACGGAAGTTGGAGAAGTAGAGCAAGCCTACGATGGACGCTATTACGTCGCGGGCTATGAGCCTGAGATTCCAGATGAAGAGTTGGAGGCAAGGCATCTCGCAGAAGCAAAGCGCGAGAGAGCTGAGCAGGTTGGCGCAATCCTCGTCGAGGTCGATGGGATGGTCTTTGATGGTGGAGAGCGTGCCCAAACTAGAATGGGGAACGCTATTCGCGCGGCTGAGATTTCAGGGCTCTCGTCTTTCGACTGGGTGTTGGCAAACGACGAGGTCGCGACAGTCACGCTTGAGCAACTGAAAGAGGCGTTTGCAAAGTCCGTAGGGACAATGTGTGAGCTCTGGCCTAGACCTTACGAGCGGGCATAACGGCGTTAACTATCGAGAAAGTTGGCACCCCCGCTCTAGGCGATAGGACGATCCTCAATCGTGCGTCAGCGTTAAAGAACGTTTCTTTTGGAACATCGTTGTAAGGCGATAGCCACCGGACTTGATGGCACGAAGCAAACGCACTTTTACGCTCGTCGGTAGGCGTCTGCGGCAGGCTCGGTCTCCGATGTTCGATGGGCCATCAAGCGTCCAGACGCAAGCCGAAAGCAATCTATGCGGAGGGAAACGTTTCGCGAAGTCGGAGTAAGGACAGAACAGCCAGTCGTCGACGGGAGCCGGTATCGGCATATAGGTAGCTAATGCGTAGGCAGCGGCTTCGCGATGAATCAGATACGCAAAGGTGCAAAGCGGTGTTGGCTGGATGATCCGAAACAATTCCGTGTCATGAACTGGATAGTTTTCTCCGACAGTGAACGTTTGACGGGACCCGTGGAGCTGGATGACGTGGACCCCTTGAGGAATCCAATCGGAAGAGGTAGCGAACAGCTTGAAGCGGGGCGATAGGACGATGTCGTCCTCCATGATCAAGCCCCATTCGCAGTTGCTTTTTACGAGCTTTTCCCAACAGGCTGCGTGCGATAGGAAGCATGCAATCTCAGTTGGCCACAGCGCTTTTCTGAAGACGAATTTCTCGGGGGCATCGTAGGGGGCCTCTAGCCGGGCGAGTTCCTCAGAACTCAATTTACGACCGTCTATAGCGTGGATGCGTTGGAAGGAGAGGCCCTGCGCGGAAAGTTGTTTTGAAATCGATTCTAGGCGCTCGGCCGAGCGATCAAGGTTAACCACTAAACGAAGAATGTTGGTTGGGGGGGGGGTAACATCTTGAAACATGTTTGATATGGGTGCAAAAAATGGCTCACGGTTGTTGGCTCACCCATGAGCATGGTACGTATACATAACTTTATCACACCGCCTTTAGGCGGTTTTTTCTTATGTGGAATTTTATCCTGAAAACCGTGGAATCTACACTCAGTCAGATTCGCCGAAGAAGAGCTCGAGGAACATCTGGTCTC